GCATCAAACACACTTGGTGGTGCTAACTCTAGTGACTCTAAGCTACCTACACAGAAGGCAGTTAGAGATTATATCACTAACAACCTTGGACCTTTCATTAACAAACCATACTCTACGAACGCTGTTCCTAGAGCATTGGTTGAATTAACAGATTCAGGTAAGATATCTGTTGATCAGATTCCTGCTTTGAGACCATTCAGTGTTTACACTGTTGCAGATCAAGCAGAAAGAACTTCTCTAGAAGGAGCACTTGCTGGTGACATCGCAATCCAACAAGATACAGCAACATCATTCATTCTAAACAATGATACTGATAGTTTATTCCTTGGATTCAATCCAGATCCTGCATATGCCTTCACTATCGGTGATATCTTTACTGGTAGCTTAACTACTGGACGTATTCAATCAACAGAATATAGAAAGGGTGTTGTATATCAAATTAATGTTAGCAATGGTGGTTCTGGTTATACAGTTGCTCCTACAGTTTCATTCTCTGGTGGTAACCCAGAAGCAGGTGCAGTAGCAGCATCTGCAACTTGTACGATTGCAAATGGTGAAGTTGTTACTGTAACTATTAACACATTTAACGGATTTAAAGGTGGTAAAGGATATACCACTGCTCCTACTATAACATTCGCTGCTCCTGCTGGTGCTGGTACACAAGCACAAGGTACTACTTTAATTGAAAGTAGATTATATGGTGATATCGTCAACAATATTAAGATTGAAGATACTGATACATTTGATGACAGCACAACACCAAGTGCAAATACAATTAACATCAACAGAGTTGTAAATACATCTTCCTTTGATGCTAACAACTGGGTATCTCTATCTTCTAATCAAGTTGCTGCTTCTGATATTACATCTGGTGTTATTGAGACAGACAGACTTGCACTTGGTGGAGCTGCAAACTCCTTTACATTCTTAAGAGGTGATTCCAACTTTGCATTAGCAATGCAATCCATTAAGGGTGCAGAAAGCAGATACTTTGCAAGATTAGCAGCACAGTGTAATACAGGATCATCATCTATGATCTTTACCACTAACTCTGATGTTCTTATAGGTCATGAAGTTAAGACTACTGTAAATGGTGTTCAAGCTAATACAAATATTACTGGAGTTGTTACTTCTGCAGGTCTAACTACGATCTCACTAAACAATCCAGTTAACCAAACAATTCCTCTTGGAACAGTTATTGAGTTTGAACGTGGTGCATCACCTCTAACATTTGAATCAACATTTACTCAAGGTAACTTTGTTGATGATGTAATTATTAATACTGCTGGTACTGGATATACTAATGGTCAATACTATGATGTATCACTAACAGGTGGTACTGGTACTGGACTTAAAGTTAACATAGTTGTTGCCAATAACTCTGTTACAGAAATAACAGTTACTGATGGTGGTACTGGTTACAGTTCAGACTTTACGGTTACAACTGCCCCTGGTGCTATTGGTGGTGGATCATCTCTTGTTCTAGATGCAAAAGTTTCTACTGTTAATAGACAGTATGCAAACGTAGCTATTGATGTTCAAAGAGTTACAGACCTCACAATTTCTGCTGACCTCTACGGTACAATTGGTGTTTCTAGATTTAAGAAATCTCAATTTAATATCGGTCTAGCAGGAAACGGTTCTGTTGAACTTAAGACTGGTGCAGATAGTGGACTTGATGCTGACTTACTAGATGGTGTACAAGGTTCATTCTATCTAAATGCCAGCAACATAAGTGCTGGTACTCTATCTTCTGATAGACTATCTGGAACTTACAACATTGCAATATCTGGTACAGCAGGTAACACGATTCGTGTTCTTACAGGTACTAACAACCCATCTTCTTCTCCTGCTCCTAATAACTTCAGTTCTGGTATTGTTTCCAACACAATCTTTAACAGTGCTAATGGACTAAGTGATGGTGGTACCAGAAATATGACGGTAACCTTCAGAGCTGGTGGTACTGGTTTCGATGCTGGATTTGGTGGTGTAAGACAGCTTGCATTCACAGACAACGACAACATGTGGTTGCGTGGTTCTGGAACTGGTGTTGGTTCTTTCGGTACATGGGCGAAGGTTTGGACAGCATTAAACGATGGTCTAGATTCTGGTCTTGATGCTGACAAACTTGATAACAAAGAAGGTACTTGGTATCAGAATGCTCTGAACATTAACTCTGGAACTCTATCTGATAACAGACTTCCAAGATTCATTAGTGCAACTAACTTTAGAGATAACGTAACTGTTAAAGGATTCCTTGGTGATCCTAAGTATAAGATCTACTTCTCAGGAGTTATACTTGACACATCTGCTACTGGTGTATTTGCTCCAGGTAATCCAATTAACCTTTATAACGCTAACGCACAGGCAGTTGGTAGCTTTATTATTGATAGTGTTACAACAAATGATGATACTTTAGATAACTTTAATGATTATACAATTCTAATTGGTAGATTAACTTCTGGTAACTTTATTGGTGCTCTTACTGCTGGTAGTGCATCTAATAGACAACCATTTGATGACTTTACTCTAGAGGATGGTAACACAGTAGATGTTGGTAAGATTGTTAATAATGCTGGATCTGGTGAATTAAAACTTGGAAGAGTTGATGGTCAATCATCTACTCCTGCAATACTCTTTAGATCTTCTCAATTAGTTTCTGGTGGAGATGCTCACTATACAGCTAAACTTGAAGCTGCTGGTGGTAATGCTTCAGCAGGTTCAGGAACCCTAGCACTAACAGTTCTAAATGCTGATGCATTTACTGTCAATGGTCAGAAAGTATGGAACGAAGGTAACATCGAGTTTAGCAGTGCCAATATTGCTAATAATGCAGTACAACGTGATTCTTCTGGTAATTTCTCTGCTACAACAATCACTGCAAATTTAACTGGTGCTTCATCACTAAACGTTCTTAAGACTGGAGACACCATGACTGGTTCTCTTGTTCTAACTGGTGCAGGTTCTAACCTCACAGTTAGTGGAACAGCAACAGTTAATAACGTCACAACTATCAATGCTGATCTTAATGTTGATAGCAATACATTATTCGTTGATGCTTCTGCAAATAAAGTTGGTATTGGTGAGACTGTATTTACTAATAATGCTGGTCAGTCATACGTTAAGTTGAGAATGAGACCTTCCAACTTTGACAATTATGATGATGATCATAAAATTGATTTTGGTCAATTTGAGGGTAACTGGGTAGATGGTTCTGGTGGTGCTGACACCCAGTTTGGTATGTCATTTAACTTTGGTACTGAAGTAAGAGGTGGTCTACTTTATGACCACAGAGGAACTGAGAGAATGGCACTCTGGTCTTCTTATGGACGTTTAGCGTTCATGGTTGATCCTGGTAGCAGTGGTAATGAGGTTCCAATCACTGTTGGAACTGAGGCAATGACCATCATTAGAGAGGGTACAGTTGGTATTAACTCAACACAACCAAGCACTAGCTACAAGTTAGATGTTAATGGAGCAACCAGATTAAGAAACTTCGTTACGTTAGATTCAGCAAATGATAACTCTGGTGCTGGTATCCAGTTCTTAGGTTCTTCATCAGAAAGAAACTTTAGAATTGGTAACCAATGGGGTCATAATAATGCGTTTGAGATAACACCATCTACATCTGCTGGTGGTAACGGATGGGATGGAACACCCGCAATTTATGTAAGAGGTGACCATAGAGTTGGTATCTATACATCATCAATATCTGGAACTGACCCAACTAATAATGTAGTAAGATCATACAGGTTGAATGTCAATGGAGATATGAACATCGATGGTCAGTTCTTCCAGAACAACCAAGAGTTCGTAACATCTAGATGGACAGAAGCTTCTAATGGTAATGACATCTTCAGATTATCCAAAGTTGGTATCAACAAACAAGATCCTACATATTTCTTACATATTAATGGATCTACAAATATAGAAGGTCAGACTTTCAATAGCGGAGTAAATGAAAGTGTTCTTTATGCTAACGGTGAAAAGCAGTGGCTTGACTCCTACGGTATATTCAAAACTAACGCTCAAACTGTTGGTGAGAACATTACTGTTCCAAACGGAGTAAACTGTGGTAGTTTTGGTCCTATCACTATAAATAACAATATTATAATTACAGTTGCTGATGGCGGTAGCTGGAATATCGTATAAATACAACGGAAGGAGATCCTAATTATCCATGGCTTCAGAATTAAGAGTAGATCAACTTAAAAACAGTGGTTCCGCCAGTACGAACATTCAATTAAATACTGATGGTTCGTGTACCTTTGGTGGAAATATCGATGTTGGCAGCAATAGCTTACTTGTAAATGGTTCGCCATTTTCAACATTACCTGAACAATTTCCAGAAGGAAATGAGAATAGCACTGTTGGTGCTTCTCTAAAATCTGATGGTACTAACGCATATTGGGATAATATTGTTGGATTTGCTGAAGGTTTTAATATTACAAGAGGATATCCAGCAGCAGGATACAAAAGTTCTTCTTCATGGAGAAATATCAACCGTACTACATGTGCTACATTTAGCAATGTTAATATCGGTGATAGACTAGACCAGTCTGATGCGTATACTGCTGGTGCTCAAAATGCAAACATGAGAGCATACGTTTTCTGTACAGCAAACGGTTGGAATGCTACTGGTAACTATGTTTCTACGTTTAGTATGGTTACTGAGTCCAACGCTGGTGCTGGACAATCAATGTCTACTTCTAGAAACAGAACTTCTGTTATGAAGAGAGACTTTAAGTATGCATATGTTTGTGGAAATAACAACAATAATCCAGACAGATATGACTTAACCAATGACACTGTAACAACTGTTAGTGGTAGCTCAAATACTGGTAATGATAACCCTGCATGTGGTTATGGAGAAACTAAAGGATGGTGGAAGCAAGGTGGTACTGGACACGAATATGCATGGGCAACTCAATCATGGTCTGGTTGGAACTCTCCTCCTGGAACTGATGGAACTAACAAAACTTGGAACTCTCGTTTAGGTTATGGTTATTGGAATACTGGAGGTGGTTATTCAACTAACTCTAACATGTCCAGAAGAGATGATACTACTGGTTCTGAATTAAATCAAACTGGTAAACCAGGAGCTACTGGTGAGGAAACATTCTTTGGTGGTATGACTCACGGATTCATGGTTGGTATGTATAATGGTAACCAGAATAATACTGGGGGTCAAATGGATTTCTCTACTCATTCATTTGGATGGAATGGCAGTCTTAATTCTCAGGGAACACCTGGAAGAGCATCTGGTGCTGCTATAGAATATGGTACACTAGGTTCAGGATACACAGGAGTTTAAACATGACACTAAAATATTTCATTGGTAAACTACCAAACACAGACAAATTAGCTACATATCAACCAATTAATTCTATTCTTGATTGGCATGTCTTTACATTAGATTCTACTGATGTACCTGGCATTGAGTCTCTATGTGATAGAACAGTTGAGATCGATAAAGAAATGGGATTCTTTGGAGTCAGAAGTTTGGGTGACATTCGTTCTACCATTAAAGTTCCTACTGATGATTTAAAAACTGAAGCAGATTTTGATAATCTGACTTATGAGGATATGGCACCTGAAGGAGCTAAAACAGCAATTCCAGTCACACAAAAAAGATATAATACTATTCTAAGAACTATGAAGTTCATAGCAAAGTTGATTATCGAACAAACTTTTGAACAAAGATTTTTAGCTTTAGATGACGGTGTTACTGCACTAGAGAAAAAGACTTGGGAATATCAAAATGATGATGTGGATAATAATAACGAATATATTATTAGAGAGCTAGCAACTGCTAAAGGTTCTAATGTACAGAGTCTAAAAACACAGATTACAGAAAAGAGAACTGCTTACGATAGAAACGTAAAAGCACTTTATATTAAGTGTGCAGAACTAAAGAAAGAGTTCTCAGATTGCGATACTATTAGGAAGATAAATAGATTATATGAGAAGTATCTCGGTCTTCCAATGCCAGAAAATCAGGCAGCAGAAGAAAATAAATTTACTCAAGATGCAAATACTGGCATCTATATTAGAGAAGAGGTAGTTCCAGGCATCAAATTCTAATCATTAATTTTTTGGATTTATTATGAGCGTATCAATTACGGATAAAGAGATCAAGGATATTGCCACAAGAGTATCTCTTGGTATGTCGAAGAATCAAATTTTAGACTATGTGATTAAATCACATGTTACTGCAGATAGACAGCTAAAACAAGTTTTACTAGAGATAGAGAATAGATCACATCAATACGAAAAAATGATCCTTGATGAAAAGAAAGGAGATATTCGTTTGCGTAGAGATAAAGAGACAGTAAAGAAACTTAAAGCAGATCCTGATGCGGATCCATATGAACTTGAATTTGCTGAAGCTGAAGTTGAGTTTGCTGAACTTGATAAAGAAATGTGGAATAGAAGAAAAGGTCAAGCACAATATGAGCTACAAGTTTTTCTAGATTATATTTTAGAAAGAAATTTAACAAAAGAAGATTTATTAAAAGCAGTTGAATGGAATGCTGAAGATGAAAGAAAGTATTGGATTGCAAGACTAGGTAAACAAGCTGCTCTAGAAATTATTGCAAATGGTAGAGTTGGTACTGGTAACATGGATTCTATTGCTATGATGTCACAAGAAGATCAAGTTGGTATTCTTGATGTTGCATCTCAGTATTCTTGTTTGATGAAAATTTCTATGGACAAGATTCAAGGAAAAACAGAAAAGTATTTCCAAGCTTATGCTGAGTCTCCTGAAATTAATGTTCCTACATTCCATGGTGTAGAAAACAATCTTAATATCCCTCTCCTAGATAAAATTCGTGATGAACTCAATGAAAAGCGTCTTCAGTCTTCCGATCAATCCAAAGATTGATAAAAAATTTGCTGAGGAAACTTTTATACCATTCCTCATTGAGCACAAACATTTAATCTACGATCTTTATTTTACCTGTCGCATTCCTCCTTTTAGTCAGGATGCGATGGGTGATATTTTTGTAGTTGATCCTATTGCAGGAACTACGAGAAATGCATTGTTTATTTCTCAAGAAACTGGTATTCCCTTGTCAGCTACATTTAATAATATATGGATTAGACCAGATCAAGAAAATCTAAATTTGTGGATAGAAAATTTTAAACCTTTGTATGATAAAGGTGTTCGTATTGTAACGCTACCTCATACAACATGGGTTTCTTCAGGTCAAATTCAAAAAGAATTTCCTGAACTGTTTATTAAAAATACAATTCTTAGAGAAGTTACAAAAGCAAATGAAATTGTTGCTTGTGCTAGAGCAGGATTTCATTACATAAATCTTGATAGAGATTTGATGAGAGATAGGGATGCTCTTAATAGAGTTATTGAAGCAAAAGAATATTGTGCTTCTATTGGCAAACCAGTAAAACTATCGTTACTAGCTAATGAAAATTGTTGGGGTGGATGTCCTATCATGCCAGAACACTATCAGTTTAATTGTACTAGAACTGATGGTCCTCAATATTTTAATGATGAGATTAGTAGAGTATCTTGTTCTACTTGGGATGCAACTGAATCTTCTACATCTCTTAAAGCAGCAAATATTCCTCCATGGAAAGAAGACTGGGAAGAGTTTGTTGATTTAGGTATAGATGTATTCAAAATGCATGGTAGAGAAAGTTCTTTAAGATTGATGGAGTCTATGGACATCATCAAAAGATGGAATGATGATGAAAAAATTCTTTTCCCAAATATGAATGTATACATGGAAGATCTTAATATGAAAGATCGACCAATTGATATCTGGAGAAATAAAATCAAAAACTGTAAATTTGATTGTTGGGAATGCAATTACTGTGATACAGTTGTTGAAGCACATTTGAAAAAACAAGAAAGAGTATGTCATCCATTCGTAACCAGATGCTTAGACTCTATTGATAAAGCTGTCGAAGGAGATTCAAAATTTAATCATAAAATTCAAGGTCTTACTTCTGATAAGGTAAGACACTTCCTTAATAATCTTTGTTCTTATAAAGATACTAAGTATCTAGAGGTTGGGGTATATAATGGCAGCACATTCTGTGCAGCAATTCAAGGTAATGATATTACTGCATACGCAGCAGATCATTGGCGTGATGTAGATATCAAACCAATTAGAGATGACATTCCATGGGAAGATCAAGAGGGATCTATGGAAACATTCATTGAGAATGTAAAATCTGTGTGGACAGACAATAGTAATATTGCAATTCTTGATGGAGATATTCGTGAAGCTACAGAAGAGAATCTAGATCAAAAAGTAAATACTATTTTCTATGATGCAGATCACGAATTAAATTCACAGAAGAGTTGCCTGAATCATATTCTTCCATATACAGAAAATGAATTTATCTTAGTTGTTGATGATGCAAACCTTGATGGTGTATTAGCATCAACAAAAGATTTTATTTCTGAGAATAATATCACAGTTTTATATGAAAGAAGTATTCTTACTGGTGAAATTGAAGATGTTAATTCTTGGTGGAACGGCGTAAATATTTTTGTACTTAAAAAGAATGAATCTAACTGACATTTTTCCTAAAGCTATTGGTAGAGAAGCTTACCCAGATTGTGATGACTTGAAGAAACAAGTTGTTGAGATGATGGAAGGTGAAGATATGATCACCAATAGAATGAATGATAAGCTATATCACTATGACAACACATCTGGTAGATCATTTCTACACAGAGAAGAAATGTCAAAATTCAGGCAATGGTTAGAAGATCAATGCACTTCTTTTGTTGCTGATGATTTGGGATATGATGTTCCAGAGAAAATGGTTATTACTGATAGTTGGTTGAATTTATGTGATGCTGGTGGGAATCAGTATCCACATTTTCATACTAATGCATATATCTCTGGAACATATTATGTTTCTCATGAAGAAGGACATGCACCATTATTTTTTAGACATCCAAGTGGTTCTACTCATTCAACAGTACCATCAATTTCATTGAAGACAAATATGAATAAATTGGGTAAGTATAATTCTGATGTTATCATGTATCCTAATGAAGGAGAGTTGATGCTATGGTCATCCAACCTCACTCATGGTTATTCTGAAAACAGAAAAGATGGTAGAATTTCCATCTCTATGAATTTTATGCCGTCATTAATTATTGACGACAAGTATTCATATAGGGTTTCTCCAACCTAATAAATACAGTATACACTATCATATTTGATCATGACCATGGATCCTGAACAACTGAAAAAGAATTTTGAAGAGCAGATTGCTACTACAGATAAGCAGATTCGTGAACTAGAAGAGAATCTAGCTAAAGCAAAGGAATATAAAATTAAACTCTCTGGTGGTTTAGAGACTATTGGACTACTTACAGGAGAAGGAGAAGCACCAGCAGAAGCACCTCCAACACCCCCTGCAGAGGCACCAGCAGAATAATCCCTAAATATAAAAGAAGGGATTATTGTGTGAAATGGCATCTCCAAGTTCAAAAGCAGAATTAATTACATATGCTAAGAGGCAATTAGGTGAACCTGTCTTGCAAGTTAATGTAGATGATGAGCAAGTAAACAATGTAATTGACGACACGTTTCAGTTCTTTCAGGAGAACTGTTATAACGGAATGGAGAGATGTTATCTCGTACATGAGATAACTGCAGATGATAAAACTCGTCTTGCAGCAAATGTAACTACAACTAAAGTTGAAGGAGCAGTAACTACAAGTTGGGATGAAGCTACAAATTATATACCTATACCAGCTCATGTAACTGGTATCACTAGGGTTTTTGGAATGGTAGGTAACTCTATTCGTTCTAACTTATTTGGTATTGAATATAGAATGTTCTTAAATGATTTGTATGCTTTTGGATCCCTTGATATCTTAAACTACTATATGACCAAGCAATATCTAGAGACTCTAGATATGGTTTTAAACAATGGTTCATTCCAGCAGTTTAGATACACAATGCGTCGTGATCGTTTGTATCTTGATATAGACAAAGACTTCCTACAAGAAGGACAGAGTTTATTGATTGAAGCACATAGGATGATTGATCCTACAGATGCAACTGAAATGTACAATGATAGATTTGTTAAGTTATATGCCACTTCATTGTTGAAAAAGCAATGGGGTCAGAACTTAATCAAGTATAACAATGTGCAGCTACCTGGCGGTGTAACACTCAATGGTAGAGAAATATACACAGACGCATTAGCAGAAATTGAGAAAATCGAAAGCGAAGTTCTCAGTAAGTATGCAATTCCACCAATGGATATGATCGGATAAAATGCCTACAAGTCCCTATTTTCCAACATACTACGCAGGTCACAGTGGCGAACAAGGTCTCGTTCAGGATCTTGTGGATGAGCAAATCAAACTGTTTGGTACAGATATTTACTATATCCCCAAGATCGTCCTAGCAGACAGCACTCTGGATGAAGTTAGATACACCAAGTATCAAGAACAATTCCAAGTTGAGATGCTGTTGCAGAATGTTATGGGTTTCGGTGACAATGCTGAATTTATATCTAAGTTCGGTTTAAGAATTACGGATGAGATTATCTTCCGTGTATCTACTAGACGTTGGGATGAAGAAGTAGCTGATCATAATCCTACTCTTACTGTTGACAGTAGACCCAATGAGGGAGACTTATTGTACTTCCCATTAACACAAGATATTTACGAAATTAAGTTTGTTGGTAAAGAAGAACCATTCTATCAGTTTGGTAAGATCCAATTCTATGCTATTACTGCTGAGATCTATGAGGTTGGTCAGGATGACTTTGATACTGGAATTGCGGAGATTGATGCAGTGGAACAACTATTTGATAACGCAATCAAACTAGTCATGGATCCTGGTGGTGCAGGAGACTTTACTGTAGGTGAAGAAGTTGTTGGTGATGAGTTCTTAGCTAAAGCAACATCTGCTATTACAGGAGATGCTGTTTCAGGTGCTACAATTTCAGATGGTGGAGCACATTATAAAGTAGCTACACCACCAACAGTTACTATTACAGGAGGAGGTGGTGCAGGTGCAACTGCTACTGCAACTGTTAGTGCTAGTGGAATTGTCAATGCCATAACTATTACTGCTGGAGGTTCTGGATACACATCTGCTCCTACTGTTACTATTGATTACTCACCTAAGGACAATAGAGCAGAAGTTAAGTCATGGGATAGTTCAACTAGATCTCTCTCAGTCATCAATAGAACAGGAACCTTCACTACTGCTGAGGTAATCACTGGTCTAACCTCAGGTGCTAAGTGGAGTCCTGAGACATTTGACACTCTAAATAACGTCAACAGCAGTTACGATCAAAATAGAGAGATCGAAAATGATGCTGATAATATAGTGGATTGGTCAGAAGGAAATCCATTTGGTGAGTTTGGTAATTTTACAGGTAGTATCTAATGTTAGGATCACATTTTTACAATCAGATTGTTCGTAAGAACATTGTTGCGTTTGGTACGCTCTTCAATAATATTACTATGAAGAGCACGGATCCTAGCACTGGTGATGTTTTAGAAGAATTAAAAGTACCATTGGCATATGGTCCTAAGCAAAAATTTATTGTTAGATTAGAAGAGAACGCATCTAATAGAAAAGTAGCAATCACTTTACCTCGTCTCTATTTTGAGATGACTAGTATTGACTATGATTCTACCCGTAAGACATCTCCTATTCAGAAATACAAAACAATCATTAATGATAATGGTGGTGAGGTAAGAGTACAGTATGTTCCTGTACCATACAATCTATCATTTCAACTTGGTGTTATGGCAAAGTCTCAAGACGATGCCTTACAAATTACTGAGCAGATATTACCATACTTCCAACCTTCATTTTCTTTAACTCTCAATATGATTCCTGATATGGATGAAAAGAGAGATATTGCTATTGTTTTAAATAACGTTAGCTACGAAGATGAATGGGATGATAGTTTTTATGAGCGTAGATATATCATCTACACATTAGACTTTACAATGAAGTCTTATCTATACGGTCCTTACAACACATCAGATGTTATTAAGAAAGCAATCATCCATGAAACAATTGGTGATCTTGCAGTTAACCGTAGAGCAATAACAAGAACATACACACCAGTTGCTAAGACTGATATAAATCAGGATGGCAATATAGATGCAGCAGATACAGCTATATTAGATGCTGGTGATGATTTCGGATTTAATGAGGGGATTGAATTCTTATGAACAGTCTAGAAGAAAACATGGAAGATATGCTTAACATCAGTGTTGATGTTGAGACTCCATCTAAACCATCTGGTCCCAAAACTAAGGATGATGATCAGACAAAAGATTATGAATATACCAGAGGAGAATTGTATAGTCTCATAGATCAAGGTCAGGAGGCGGTCAGAGGGGCGTTAGAGGTTGCTCAGGAGTCAGGGCATCCAAGAGCATATGAAGTTGCTGTAGCGGCAATGAAGCATGTCGCAGACATGACTGATAAACTTGCTGACCTACATAAAAAGATGAAGGATTTAGATGCAGAAGCAAAAGGTCCTAAAAACGTCACCAACAATGCTATGTTTGTCGGTAGTACCGCTGAGTTACAAAAAATGCTCAAAGAAATGGGCGGGGGTAAACGCTAATGGCATACGTAAAAAACGATAAGGATTGCGATCCAGTAGATCCACAACCTGGCAGTACAACTGTTAATCAGTTTTCTGGTAACGAAGGTTGGGCAACAGTTACATATAAGAATTGGAATGCTGATTATGTTGCAAGAAATCCTAACAATTCCGCACGAACACCTGGTACATTTCAGGCAAGAAACACTGATAATACTACAAGAACACCTGCTGCATACCAAAGACATGGTGTAACGAATAGTGCCATAAGTGCATAAGGTGCATAAATAACAACACTTAGATCTACAACCCACTGTGCAGTTTTCGTGGGGCGATCATAAGTGAAGCATTTTAAACCACAATGGATATCAATAAGGAACTCACCGAAGTTCAAAAAAAGATAGACGATATTAAAAAAACTCAGGAGAATATCCAGAGACTTCAAGACTTACAAGAGAAACAAAACAAGAATAAAGGACTAAAACCTTTTAGTCATAGCTACGAAATGATTTGAAAGGGTGACATAAGACGAAAAAAATTGTAAAATTGGTGTAAAATTGAAAATCATACCTATAATTAGGTATTAGATATTGTTATACATATGAGACTTAACGAGGATGATGTTGCTCGTTTGGTAACTGCTTGTAAGTTATCTCAGGAGAATACTGGTTCCGAATATATTTGGGATGAGTATGAACGCATCATAGAAAAGTTACATAAACTATGCGAACAAGGTTACTGTTCTTTAAGCAAATGAAATTTATTCTTACAATTTTAGCTACATTACTTTTCGCAGTTCCAGCTTGGGCTGCTGAAATACAAATGGGTAAAGATGGAATGTTAGTCTTTGCCCCATGTGAATTAACTGTTAATGTTGGTGAGACAGTTACGTTTATTAATAACGAACTACCACCACACAATGTAATGTTTGCCGATAATCCAGAACTATCACATGGAGACCTAGCGTTTTCACCTGGTGAAAGTTTTGATGTTACCTTTAACGTAGCAGGTGACTATTCTTTCCAATGTGACCCTCATGCTGGTGCTGGTATGAAGGGTGTTATTCATGTAAATTAAAGGAGGTTCTATGAGACTAGGTGTTATGTGTTCTGGCAACGGAACCAACTTCGAGAACATAGTTACAAATCCATTATGCAGTAAACATGAAGTTGTATTGATGATACACAATACAAAGAAGTGTGGTGCTGTGGCAAGAGCAGCAAAGTATGGTATTCCTCATATTAGGATACCACATAAAGATGAAGATAAGATGATAGAACTCTTTAAAACATGGAGAGTTGATCTTATAGTTCTTGCTGGTTATATGAGAGTTATCAAAAATCCTGCATCTTTCCCCTGTCCTATTATTAATGTTCATCCATCATTACTTCCAAAGTATAAAGGATTGAATGTAGTTGAGAGAGCAATGGAGGCAGGAGAACTTGTTACTGGATGTACTGTTCATTATGTTAATGAAGAATTGGATGGTGGTGAGATAATAATGCAAGGTGAGGTTCCAATATTACCAAATGATGATGTAGATTCATTAACTAAAGCTATACAACGGAAAGAATATGCTATACTACCAGCAGCGATTGATTCATTAGGATAAATAATTTGACCTATTAGGTTATTTTATGCTATCTACTCAATACCGTTTAAGGTTGGAAGGAATATGTAAAGATATTGCTTCAGGGACAGATGTTAGTTTGCCCGATATG